CAAAAACTAAGGAAAAATTGTTGAAACGTAAAAAAGAAAGAGAAGGTGGAAAAGATATTTCAAAACAACAATTTAATTCCAAACTGTTAAAATTTGGAGAGTTCATCTCAGAAGGTGTAATGAATGATTTACTCAAAGCGGGTAAATCTAAGAAAGATAGTGAAATTACTCTAGATGATGGAGCAGATATACCGATAGATCCGCTTACATCACAGATTTTGGTTAAATATATAGAAGGGCTAAGCTCTTCAGAAAAAAATAGAACTATTCAACAAATCCAAAGAACTGAACGTGCATTTATGAAGGTTCTTGGAAAAGCACATGAAAACATTTAAACATCAAGCTAGAATGAAGTTTGATTTTAGAAGGATAACAAATGGCTATAACTAAATTAGTAAACACCATAACAGATACTAACACAAGGTATTCGGTACAACATACAGGACTTGCTGGTGATGCAACTGACCTGTCTGATAGTATCTTCGCTAACCTTTCTGCGTTAAAATATGCTTCAGCTACTGTAACTTTGGCATCTGCACCAACTGCAAATTTGTGTATCGGGGAAGTATTAACTACAAATGATTCTACAGTAATATATTTGAGAGTTACAGATTACACTCCTGGCGCAACAACTTTTAAGGCTTATAAGGTTACAAGTGGTTCTGATATAACTCCTAAAGCTTGGACTGCAGAAACTGCAACAGATGTTGGAACAGGAAAAACATTGACAGGGGGTGTATCTGGACTTTGTTCTTCACTCACTCATGCTAGTACAAGATTAGCTATCGCTTCACCAAAAATTAATCTTAGAAAACTTTGGTGGAATCTAGCATCTGGTTTAGACCATACTAGAATTTACTTTGATGGGAGTGATACAGAACAAACTATTGCATATTTGGTAGCTGGTAATGGTTATATAAATTATGCAGGTGGAGGTAACCATATTGGAGCAATAGGTATGGGAGCAGCAGATGGAAATACTAGTAATGTACTTGGAGATGTTTCTGTAACAACGGTAGGTGTTGCTGCAGCAGATAGTTATATGATAGGAGTAGAGATAGGAAAATTGACAGGATTTGAACTACCAAATTTCTTTAAGAATGGTCAATTAGGATATGCACCTAACCAACATGGATTTTCGGATGTATACTAGATGAAAACATTTAAAGATTTTCTCGATGAATTAGCACCAGTAAAAGTTAGAATGGATAAAAGTGCTGATGCTAAAAAGAAAAGAAGAGAAGCAAAAAAAGACTATAAAAAAGATAAAGTAAAGATTGCAATTACTCGGAAAAAGAAAAGGAAAAAAGAGGCCTCTTCTGGTATAGCGAAAAAAAGAAAAAAAATGGCAGCTCAAGGTAAAACTCTTGGTGGAGAAAGAATTAAAAAGAGAATTGTATGAAAGCTTTTAAAGATTTTATGGAAGCGTTGACTCTTCAACAAAGAAGGAAGAGGTCAATTATTTCCAAAAAGAAATCAAAAATTACTGCCATAAAAAGAAAAAGGTCTATGAGAAAACCACCTTCTCAGGATAAAATTGATAAGGCAGTAAATAAGGCAGTAAGACAGAAAGCAATTACATTAGTAGATAAGGCAGGAAAATATAAAGATCCTGAAGCATCAATTGGAGTAAAAACTGCTATAGAGAAGAAGGCTGATCTTAAAGTACAAAAAATGGGTACTAAGTGGAAAAAAAGATTAAAACCTATAATTAAAAAGAAAATGAAAGATGCCTTTAAAATGCGTCAGGCTAGTGCAAAAGAAAAATAACAAACGGAGAGAACCATGAAACTAATTAGCGAAGAAGCAACAAATGTAGAATTTCTTACAGAAGCCAAAAAAGATGGTGGTAAGAATTACTTCATTGAAGGTATCTTCATGCAAGCAAATAAGAAGAATCGAAATGGAAGAATATATCCAACAGAAATTCTTCAAAAAGAAGCAAAACGATATACTACAGAGTTTATCAAGAAGAAAAGAGCTTTTGGTGAATTGGGACATCCAGATGGGCCAACGGTCAATTTGGAAAGAGTTTCCCACATGATAGAAGAATTGGAAGAAGTAGACCAAAATTTCATGGGAAGAGCTAAGATTTTAGATACTCCATACGGAAAGATTGTAAAAAATCTTATTGATGAAGGTGCTCAATTGGGAGTTTCATCAAGAGGTATGGGTTCTTTAAAGCCAGGAAGAAATGGTATTTCAGAAGTACAAGGTGATTTCTACCTTGCAACAGCAGCCGATATAGTTGCTGACCCTTCCGCACCAGACGCATTTGTTCATGGTATTATGGAAGGTAAAGAATGGATTTGGGATAATGGTCTACTTAAAGAGACACAGATCCAAAAATATAAAGATAAAATTGAAAAATCTTCGAGAAAAGACCGTGAAAACGTGCTTGTTGAAGCTTTTAAAGATTTTATTGTCAAGTTGTAAATATAAGTTATTATAAATAATATTAGTAAACATACACAGATAACAAATTAGGAGATTTTCAATGTCTGAAGAAATTTTGGAACAACAGTCTGAAGAAGAACTGGAAGAAGCAAAACTAGCTGCTGTGAAGTCTTCAGGCAGAAAAATTAAAGAACAAGATGATGAAGAAGAAGAAGGTGATGAGGAAGAAGTAAAAGAAGAAAACGGTGATGAAGAAGAAGAAAATGGTGATGATGAGGAAGAGAAAGAGGTTGAAGAGGCCGTTTCTATTCCTAAAACCAAAGCCGGAATGATTAAAGCTCTTTATGACCAACTTAATAGCATGAAGAAAGCTGACCTTTCTGATTCTTTCAAAAAAATCATGGGTTCAACTCTTATAGAAGTAGATGAGGCTCATGGAGAAGATGATGAAGAAGAAGAGGATAATCCCAAGTATGAGGCTAAGAAACTCAAAAAAGAGGATCTTGAAATTGATGTCAAAGACGACATTGAAGCCATTACAAATGGTGAAGACCTCTCTGAAGATTTTAAGACTAAAGCTTCCACAATATTTGAAGCAGCAGTTTCAGCTAAAGTACTTTCTGAAGTCAATCAAAGGATTGAGAAATTAGAAGTAGATTACAAGAAAGAAATTACTGAAGCAAAAGAAGAACATTTGTCCACAGTTACCGAAAAAGTTGACGGATATCTCAACTATGTTGTTGAAGAGTGGATGAAAGAGAATGAGTTAGCTGTTGAAAAAGGAATCCGCTCTGAATTAGTGGAAGATTTCATGACAGGACTCAAAAACCTTTTTACAGAGCATTACATTGACATTCCAGAAGAGAAAGTTGACCTTGTTGACGATCTATTTGAGAAAGTTGAAGAACTAGAGCAAAAACTTGATGAGTCTATTAACACAAGTGTAGACATCAAAAAGGAACTTGCTGAGTATAAAAAGGCTGAAACTTTGAGAGAAGTTTCAGAAGACCTCGCCGATACCGAAAAAGAAAAACTAGGTAAATTGGCTGATGGTATAGATTTTGAAGACAAGTCTCAATATTCTGAGAAACTTGAAGTAATTAAGGAAAATTATTTCCCTAAACAACAGAAGGAAACAATTACAGAAGAACTGGAAAATACTGAAGTAGAAGAACAAGATAGTTCAGAATCGGATGTTGATCCAGTTATGAAGAGATATGTTTCCTCATTAACTCGTTTAAACAAATAACATTTTAGGAGATTAAAAAAAATGTATCTAGCTGAAGGACTACAACAAAAGTGGGCCCCGGTCTTGGATCACGAAGATATGCCCAAGATTAAAGACCCATACCGAAAAGCGGTTACCGCCGTTCTTTTGGAAAACCAAGAAAAAGCCATGGCAGAGCAGGCAGCTGCAGAAGGTCGCGGCTCTTTGATGGAAGCAACAACTTCATTGACATCACTTGCACCAACAGCAAGTGGTACTGGTGGAGTACAATATCAAGATCCAGTTTTGATCTCCATGATTCGTCGCGCAATGCCTAATTTAGTTGCTTATGATGTTTGTGGTGTTCAACCAATGACCGGGCCTACAGGACTTATTTTCGCAATGCGTCCTCGTTACGATTCACAAGGTGGTGCTGAAGCCATGTACTCAGAACCAGAATCCACACATTCTGGTGATGCTGGAGATGATATGGTCAGCTCTGGAGCAGGTGCACAAGCAGCAGCTCAGGGTGGAACATACTCCGCAATATTGGGTGTAGGTAACTCAACGGCAACTGCTGAAACTTTCGGTCTTACTGGAACTGCCGGTACAGCTGCTGAAGATTTCCAGCAAATGTCATTCTCAATTGACCGTGTAACTGTTACAGCTAAGACACGAGCACTCAAGGGTGAGTACTCAATGGAATTGGCACAGGATCTTAAAGCCGTTCACGGTTTGGATGCTGAAACAGAACTTGCTAACATTCTCTCACAAGAGATTTTGGCAGAGATTAACCGTGAAGTTATCCGTACCATTTATTTTAGTGCGGAACACGGAGCACAACACAATACATCAACAGCTGGTGTGTTTGACCTTGATGTTGACTCTAATGGACGTTGGTCTGTTGAGAAATTCAAAGGTCTGATGTTCCAAGTAGAACGTGATGCAAATGCAATCGCAAAGTCAACACGTCGCGGAAAAGGTAACCTCATCATCTGTTCTTCAGACGTTGCTTCTGCTCTAGCCATGGGTGGAATGATGGACGGAGCCGGAGTTGATGATACAGGTAACACATTCGTTGGAACACTCAACGGCCGTTACAAAGTTTATGTTGATCCATATTTCAGTGCATCAGCAACTAACTTTGTCTGTATAGGTTACAAAGGTTCATCTGCTTATGATGCAGGTCTTTTCTATTGCCCATACGTTCCATTGCAAATGGTTCGTGCGGTTGGTGAGAATTCTTTCCAACCAAAAATTGGATTCAAAACACGATACGGAATGGTTGCAAATCCTTTCGCTATTAGTGGATCAGATCCATTTGATGGTGCCGTAGCAACTGGTAACAACGCTTACTATAGGACTGTCAGAGTTGACAACCTAATGTAATCTATGTGATCCATTAGATAAAGAGGGGAAGATTGGGAAACTGGTCTTCCCCTTTTTTTATCCTTACTAAATAATAGAGAAAGGATATTATATGTCAACACTACAGGC